TTGTTGGTGCAGTAGTTGTTGGTGCAGTAGTTGTTGGTGCAGTAGTTGTTGGTGCAGTAGTTGTTGGTGCAGTAGTTGTTGGTGCAGTAGTTGTTGGTGCAGTAGTTGTTGGTGCAGTAGTTGGTTCAAAATCCGAATCAAATGAATTACATCCACAATTATTTATACTAATTTCTTCTAATTTATCAATAGATGAAAATGATTCACCAATTGTTATTTTTAAATTATTTAATATTAAAATAAGTAAATATATAATTATTGTAACTATTATTGCAGTTTTAATATTTTTACTTGATGCAAACGCTAAAGAAAATATTAATATTATTTTAACAAAAATATTATCTAATATTTTTTTGGCATTCTTATTTAAAGGAAATGAAATATTGTGACCATATAGTATTACAAATACAAAGATACATGTTCGTAGTGTTCTATCATTATGAATAACATTTAAAAATTCTGTCATTATATATATATATACTATATTTATTATATTTTTTAATTATAAATAAAATTCTTATATAATGGAAAATACTTCTTCATATGTAGATACAAATGGATATCATATACACGAATCCAATATAACTAATACTGAAAAGTTATTAATAAAAAGTACTTTAAATGTTTCTCCTAAAAATTTTGGATTTGTAGGAACTGGTGACAATAAATCCAAATATAAATTATATAAATTAGTCAAAGGTGAGTATTGGTTACCTAGATATTGGGCTGAAAATATATTTGGAAAAGCTGAAAAATATAAATTTAAAAAAAATAAAGTAAATTTAGAATTTAATGGAAAATTAAGAGAAAAACAACAAAATATTATTGATAAATCATATGATCATTTAAAAAAATTTGGAGGAGGTTTAATTTCAGTAGGTTGCGGAGGAGGAAAGACTGTTATGGGAATTTATTTAGCATGTAAATTAAAAAAAAAATGCCTAGTTGTTGTTCATAAAAATTTTCTCCAAGATCAATGGATTGAAAGAATAAAACAATTTACAAATGCACGAGTAGGAATTATAAGACAAAATAAATGTGAAATAGAAAATACTGATATAGTTATCGCATCTATTCAAACAATTTCAAAAAGAAAATTCGGTAAAAAAATATTTAAGAATTTTGGTTTTGTTATATATGATGAAGCACATCACGTATCTTCAAAATATTTTTCAAAAAGTTTATTACAAACAAATTGTAAATATACATTAGCCTTGACTGCAACGCCATATAGAAAGGATGGATTAATAGATGTAATGTATTGGTTTTTGGGAAATTGTATTTATAAAGATAATGTTAAAATTAATAAAAATGTTATTGTTAAAAATATATTTTTTGATTCAATAGATCCATTATTTAAACTAAAAAAAAAATGGTTAAGAATTGGAAATAAAGGTAAATTAATTTCTGATACTGGAGGAATGACAACAAATTTTTGTAAAATAGAATCTAGAAATAATTTAATTGTAAATATTATTAAAAATATAGTTAATGATAAAAGACGTAAAATATTAATTTTAAGTGGTAGAAAAGAACATTTAAAAATTCTAAAATCAAGTACTGATAAAGTTATGGAAAATAATAATCCTCATAATTTAACTACTTGTTTTTATCATGGTGAATTATCTGAAAAAGAAAGAAAATATACTGAAAAATTTGGTGATATTATTTTTGGTACATATGCACTTGCCGAGGAAGGATTAGATATACCAAGATTAAATACAATTATCTTTTCTACATCAATTAAAGATATAACCCAATCTGTTGGAAGAATTCTTAGACAAATATTACAACAAGGTAATGTAAAACCACTTGTAATCGATTTAGTAGATAATTTCCCAACTTTTATTCAACATAATAAAGAAAGATCTAAATTTTATAAAAAAGCAAAATATAGTTGTGATAACTACAATACTTTAGATAATGAATTTATAAAATGTAGTATCGAAGAAATACTAAATATTCCAGATATTACAGAAGAAGATTTAGTAGAAGAAACAAATATTGATTTTAATACATATCTTAAAGATTGCTCTGAAGATAAATATGAAAGTAATAATGAATTCAATAATAATAATTTAAATATGAAGAAAAATTTATTTATTTAATAATATAATGGATATATTAAAAAATAAATTTAAATTTCCAAATAAAAAACCAAATTTAAAAAAAAAATTGGAAGGTTGGCTTGCAAAAGGAAATAAGATATTATTAAATAAATATATATCTAAAAATACCAAATTAATAATCGAATTTGGTTCATGGTTAGGATTGTCTGCAGATTATATGTTTAAACATTCTCATAAAGATTGTATAATTATTTGTGTAGATTGGTGGAAAGGTGATACATCAATTGGATATGTTGATGATGAAGATAAATTATATAATACTTTTATAGTTAATATGTGGGAATATAAAGATAGATTGATTCCATTACGAATGGATGGAAGAGATGCAATTAAATATTTAAGTGAATTAAATATAAATCCAGACTTAATTTATTTAGATATGGATCATAGTTATGATTCTGCAAAATTAGATTTAGAATTATTACTAAAATATTTTCCAAATAAATTAATTTTGGGAGATGATATATTATTTTGGCCAGGTGTTGCAAAAGCTGTAAAAGAAATAATATATGAATTTGAAATTCCTAAATTAGAAATAAATCAAAATTGTTATGCTTTATTGCCAAAAAAATATAAAATTTCTAAACAATTTATACCATTTAAAAAAAACGAGTATATTTCAAAAGGATTTATATACAACAATTTATTAAATAATAATACAAAACTGAATAAAAAAATAGCATTAATTATTGGATATAATAAAAATGAATATACAATAAATCAATTAAATATATTTTATAAAAAAATTTTTTCATTTATGTTAAAATTAAATGTAGATTTTAAAATATTTATTATACATCAACCTTCTGATAAAAAATATAATCTAGGAATGTTGTATAATATTGGGTTTAAAGAAGCTACAAAATTAAATTATGATACTTTTATTTTTCATAGTATCGAATATATTCCTGAAAAAAGTATGAAAAAATATTATTTAATGTATCCAAAAAATCCAATAAAGTTATCATTTAATATTAAAGATTATATTTTTCAAGATTACTTTGTACCAATTATAATGATAAATTCGCAAGATTTTATAAAGTTAAATGGCTATCCAAATAATATTATTGATTGGGGAGGATGGGATTATGAATTATTATTAAGATTAAAAAATTTAAATATAGAAATATATATCCCTTATGATGGAAATTTAGAAAATGTAAATAATTCTATTATATTATCACAAGAAAAATGGTATATTAAAAAAAAAAAATATAAAAATATAATTAAAAAAAATTATTTAAATCGTGATATAAATGGTTTAAATAATTTAAAATATAATATAAAAAAAATTAAAAAAATAAATAATAATTGTATTCATATTAAACTTTAATTTAATGTTAATAATGCCATTATACACATAAATGGGTCTCCAGAAGTATTTCTTAAACTAAAACAACAACATAATATTATAAGTATGAATACAAACCAACGTGGAATAGATACAGTATTTTTATTATTATTATCATTAGTATTGGTGAATTGTTCACATGAAGGAAGATATAATAAAATTAATAATAACGATAATAGTAAAATAATAATATTATTCTAAACTAAAAAAAATTAAAATTAATAAATATATTACAGATTAACGCTGCATATAATCACATTAATGTTTCACCTTGTATATATTATTCTTGAAATTTAAGGAACTTAATCCTGTTTGTCTTTTATATTTTCTTCTATTTATTTTGTTGGATTATTTGTATAAATTCAATGTAAGTATAAAATAAGTGGATTTTATTATTAATTATTAAAAATAATAGACAAAATATATACGACCCTGTTTTGTATTTTAATTTTTTTTTCATTAATCATAATCATTACTGTTTTCGGGGGGCGCAAGACATAGACCACATACAACTATACCGAGTAAAACTCTGCCTATTGTGCCTCCTATTGTACTATCATCTTTATCTTTTGATGGAGCAGCAGTTGTTGTTGGTGCAGTAGTTGTTGTTTCTTCTTCTTCACCCATGTTAGAATCATCTACATCTGAAAAGTTTTCACATGAAGGGAGATAAAGTAAAATTAATAATAGACCTAATAGTAAAATAAAAATATCTTTCATTTCTTATATATATATATATATATATATATAATATAAAATATAATATATTATATTTTATTTAATTTATTTCAAATAGAATTTCTGTTATTCTTATAAATAAGCCTCTTGAGCTAATCCTATTTCCATTAACATTCCTACATGTCTCAATGTACTTTCATCTGACGTTAACACCAACCAAAAACAACAAAATGCACATATTACACCCAATATTATAGAAAAAGCCTAATTATTTTCATCTTTTTTTTTATTATTTTATACTCCTTAATTTATGGTATCATTTTCATCAATTATATTGTCATCTTTATTAGTAGTACCAAATTCAATAAAATATAATAAAGTAAATATTACAGATGAAAGTCCAATATAAAATAATATTTTACCAACAATATTTATATGTTATTTATATAATTTACAAAATAATATATTTTAAATATTAAATTAATATGAACTGTAAAAAAATCCTTCAGATGTATTACCCAAACCATAATCATAATCATAACACCACTTTTGAATATCTTCACACCATGTAACTTTATAAATTCTCACATTCTTTCTTTTTGGTGAATCTATAATTTGCCCAACTGAATATAAATGTTTCTTTTGTTTTTCTTTCTCTGAATTATTCATCATATATAAATTAGTATATATTTATAATTTTTAAATGCCTTAATAAATAGTAATATAAACTAATTTCAATTTTTTTTACTATAAAAATTGAAAATTATATATAATATTTAATAACATGCCATTATATTAAATATTATGAGTAAAAGTAAATATAATAATTTTGAAAAACTCCCATGGATTGAAAAACACAGACCTAGTAAAATAAGTCAAATTTTATTAAATGATTATGTACGAAATGAAATTACAAAAATTATTAATGAAAAAGAAAATTTAAATATTATTATTACAGGAAAACCTGGAATAGGTAAAACATCAACAATAAAATGTCTTGCAAATGAATTATATGGTAAATATTATGATCAATATGTATTAGAATTAAATGCATCAGATGATAGAGGTATTAAAATAGAATCAATAATTTCTTTTTTTTGTAAATCTCTCTTAAATATACCAGCATGTGATAAAAAAAATTATCCTATATATAAATGGGTAATTTTAGATGAAGCAGATAATATTACAGAAAAAGCACAACACATTATAAGTAAATTAATGAATCAATATAAAGATGTTGTTAAATTTGCCTTTACATGTAATACGTCTTATAATATTATAGAATCAATTCAAAGTAGATGTAATAAAATATTAA